ACCTAATAATGCACGGCATGTCCCCTGACGCACTCATTGCACACCTCGGCGGCGTCAACGCGACCGCGCGGGCGCTCGGCGTCGAGCCACCTTCCGTAAGCGAATGGAAGACGCAGGGCGTCGTCCCCGAACTTCGCCAGTACCAGGCCGAGATCGCCACCGGCGGAAAGCTGCGCGCCGACAAACGCGCGTTGCGAGCCACATCGGACGAAGCCCGGCCGTGAGCAAGGGCGCGCGCACCGTCGCCGACCTCGACCGCGCGGTCGCGATCCTGCGCACGCGCGACGCCACCCGCGCACGCGCCATCAAGGCGCTCCGCGGAGACATCGATCGCATCGAGGCGCTGCTCGACCGCGCCGCCACAGTTTCGCCCGCCCCTAGCACCAACAGCACGCCGGCCATCCCTGCCGGCGGATCAGACCTCGCGAGCACCGCGCTCCACCGTGCGCGGCTTTTCTGCCAGCGGCTCTTTTCCCGTCTCTCGGTATGACCCATGGCCGACGACGGGAAACGCTCTGAAGTCGTCTGCTTCAAGGTCACCGAGCGCATGGCGCTCGACCTCAACCGGCTGGCCGCCATCGATGAACGCTCGCTCTCGGACTTCATGTATCTGCTCACTCGGCAACGTCTGTATGGCGATATTGCACGACTGTCGAGCACCCGGCGCGGGGCTGTTGCCCGCAACCCGCGCCGGCGCCTCACTCGCAACACCGCTTTCCCGTTTCAACGCATCGCCACACGGCGGTGCCTTCGCGCAACTGTAGAGCCGTAATTCTTACCGAATAGGGGACCGCAATGAGCATCACCATCGAAAAAGGCGTGCCAATTCCAGCGCGCGCCGGCGTAGGCGGCCTCACGAAGTGGCCGCTGCGTGGGATGGAAGTCGGCGATTCCTTCGCCGCCCCGGTGCCAGAAGGCGCGACCGTTGCCAAGTTCCAGGCAAACCTCGCGACCTGCATCGCAAGCTACACGCGCAGTCAGCACGGCCGCGGCAAGCAGTTCGTCACGCGGAGAGCCGAGGATCACTCGCACGTGCGCGTGTGGCGCATCGAGGACAAGGCGGACCTACTCGCTGTCGTCGCTCCTGTCGTTGCGCCCACGGCCACTGCGCGCGTGCACAGTCTCGACGACCACGTGCCGACGAAGCGCGTCGGCCGCCCGCCCAAGGCGGAACGAGAGGCCGCCTACGCCGATGCCGCCCCCACTTCGCGCATCGTCAAGGGGAGTCGTTACTGATGGCGAAGGGCGGCAACCTGCGCTGGTCAGAAGAGCAGTTCCGCGATGACGCAGCCAAGCGCGCGCGCTGGCAGCGCGGCAGCGAGATCGTGAACACCGACCAACGGCCGGCTGCCGCACCCTCCAGTGGCGTGGGCAACGCTGCGGGTGCGCCCCCCTTCGCGCCTTCTGCGGCAGCCGGCCACCTTATCCTCGTCCTGCCCCTTCCGCCGTCCGTGAACGTTCTCTACGGCACCGCGCGCACCGGGCAGAAGTTCCTGACCAGCGAGCAGCGCCAATTTCGCGCGCACACCGCGGACGTGCTGCGCAAGATCGCAGCGCCGTCGCTCGGCGGCCGCCTCGAAATGAGCGTCACGCTGTACTTCGCCAACCGGCGCCGCGCCGATATCGACAACCGCCTGAAAGCGATCTTCGACGCCTGCACCCACGGCGGCGCGTACCACGACGACAGTCAAATCGACGTGCTTCACGTGGAACGTGTGGTGCGGCAGGGTAGGGACGAAGAGGCTGCAGTACGTATTCGAGAGCTGGCGCCCTGATGGCGGCCACCTTCAATGCGGTGGCCGACGAGCTGGCGGCCAATGGCTACCTGCCGGTGCCGCTCATCCCGCATTCCAAGCGCCCAGCGATCGAGGCGTGGGAGAAGTACGAGCACGGCCGCAGCCCGCTGCCGAAGATCCACCAGCAAGCCGGCTGCGGCATCCTCTGCGGCCTCGTGCGCGGCGTCGACATCGACGTCATGCGCATCGACCTGGCCGCCGAGCTGCGAGCGCATGCCGAAGCCGTGTGGGGCTCGCTGCCCGCTCGCATTGGCCAAGCGCCCAAGGTCATGCTGCTGTGCCGTACCGTGCGGCCCGGCGCCAAGCTGCGCAGCATCGCCGTGCGCTTCCCAGACGACCCGCCGGGGGCGAAGCCGCACGCGGTTGAAATCCTAGGCGCCGGCCAACAGTTCGTCGCCTACGGCGAGCACCCCGACACCCGCCTGCCGTACACCTGGAACGGTGCCGGCGAGCCGCTACAGGTTCCGCTCGAGCAATTGCCCGTCGCCACGGAAGAAGAGCTCTACGGCTTCTTGCAGTGGGTCAACAACCGCCTCATCGAGGCCGGAGGCGTCCCCTGCGGCAAGCTCGCCAAGCAGGACACGGAGCAGCGCACCAGCAACGACGAGCTCGCCGCCCATGATCCTGACGAATGTGCGCAGGCTATCGCTGCCATCGCCAACGACGATTTGCATTGGGACGACTGGGTGTACGTCGGGCTCGCCATCAAAGGGGCGCTGGGCGATGCCGGCCTGACCGCGTGGCACGAGTTCTCGCGCCGGAGCGCCAAGTACGACCCCGAGCTGACCAGCCGGCAATACGCTTCGTTCAACCCCGAGCGCATCGGCGCCGGCACGCTCTATCGCCTCGCGTTCGACGCCGGCTGGCAGCGTCCGACGTACGATGTCGACATCAGCGGGCTCCTGCGCAACGACAAGCAGCCGACGCCGCTGTTGCTCGACTACACCGGCCTGCAGCGCGCCGTCGGCCCGCTGTCGTGGCTGGTCAAAGGGGTGATCCCCGCCAACAGCATCGGCAGCCTGTACGGCGGCCCCGCGTCGTTCAAGTCGTTCATCCTGCTCGACGCTGCGCTGCATGTCGCGCACGCGCTGCAATGGCTTGGCCTGCGCACCAAGCAGGGCGGCGTGGTCTACGTCGCGGCCGAAGGCGGCACAGGCCTCCTCGCGCGCATCGACGCCTGGCACCGCAAGTACCAGCGCGACCCGCGCGCCGCGCCTTTCCGCGCCTGCATCACGCCGCTCACGCTCGACAAGGCGGTCGACTTGAAGCGCCTGGTGGACGCCGTCGACGCGCAGCTCGACGCGCTGGGCAGCGTCGCCATGGTCGTGCTCGACACCATGAGCCAGACCATGTCGGGCGACGAGAACGAGGCGCGCGACACCGCCGCGTACCTGCGCGCGATCGGCGGTGCCATCCGCGCCCGCTACGGCTGCGCCGTGGTCGTCGTTCACCACACCGGCAAGGACGTAAGCCGCGGCCCCCGTGGATCCTCGGCCATCCGCGGCAACCTCGACTTCCTGATCGAGGTCGATCGGCCCGAAGGCCAGATGGTCGCATCCATGACGGTGCGCAAGCAGAAGGATGGCCGCGACGGCGAGTGCTACCCGTTCGCGATGGACCGCGTCGAGCTTGGCACCGACGAGGACGGCGACCCCATCACGAGCCTCGTTGCGGCGCATCACGACGCCGTCGCGGCGGTCCTCGCGACCGCTGCCGAGCGCAACACCAAGTACGAGGCGTGGCTGCTGGAAATCGTAGGCAGCGGGAAGCTTTACGGCGATTCTCGCGACCAATTCTATGAGAAATGCGGCAATGCGAGCGCAGACACGAAAAAGAAGGCATTTGCACGTGCTATCAAGTCTCTCCTAGAGAGCAGGCAGCTTGTCGAAAGAAACAATTGTCTATTCCCACGAGGTGAGCCATGAGCAGCGGGACACGCAAGCGGGACAAACCGGGACAAACCGGGACAAAGCGGGACAGGCCGGCCAGGGACGGGCGGGACACACCGGGACAGACAGGGGTGTGTGCTTTTAGCACACCCCTGTCCCGGTTTGTCCCTCCTGCCGGTTCCCCTCCTGTCCCGCCGTTGGTGCTTGTCGGCAGGAACGGCATGCGCTGGGCGCTGGTCGGGATGCGCCGCCATGTGAGAAAGGACGGCGTTGATTCGTTCATCACGAAATGGGCATCAAACTGCAAAACATGCGGTTTGTTGTTTGAAGTCGAAACCGGCTGCACCATCGACGTCAGCAAGTCGCTCGCGCTCGTCAACTGCCCCGATCACCGCGGAGCCAAACCATGAGCGTCTGCGCGGGCAAGACACGCTTTCCAACGTTCGCTGCTGCCCGCAACCACGCCAAGAAGGCGCGCCGGCGGCACGAGGAGCCGTTCAACGCCTACCACTGCAACGAGTGCGGCGCGTACCACTACGGCGCGCGGCCGTTCCAGGCATCGTTAGCGGCCCGCTATCGCCGCGCCAAGGCGGCGGCGTGACGGACGCCCACTTGCTTGACCGCTGCGAAAACTGGGGCCGCGTCGTTCGCGCTCGGCTCACTCACGTTGCCGCCGAGGGGACGGGCAAGCATCGCCGCTACTGGGCCAAAATCGGCTCCTACGAGGCTGGATACCGCTCGCCGCAGTCCCACCATTGGACACCGCCCGTAACCGCGTCATTCGAGCTTCTGGACGTAGTGGACGCGGACGACGTGGAAAGCGCTGTGTGCATGCTGGAAATGTACCCGCACGTCATCCTGCGGGGCTGGCACGTCAACCGGCTGTCGGAACCGATGTGCCTACGGCTGGCAGCCCGCGCGGCGGGCGAGATGCGCGGCAAGGTCAGCGGTTGGGGGCCAACGCTCGAAATGGCCTATGCGCTTCTGTCGGAGGCGCTCACGACACCCAGGGCGCTACGGCGGGAGCGGGCGCGGCAACGAGTGCATGCCGCGCTAGGCGATGCAGGAAATAACTCTTGACTATGGCCGCGAAGCGCACTATAACGTCCGCACAATCTGACTCCGGCACCTGCCGCGTGCTGCCCGATGGGAGGGCGGCGCGTCGGCGGAACAAGGCCCCGACTGCGAAAGTGGCGGGGCTTTTGCTTTGGCGCGATGCAATTGACGCGCCGTGTCGGTGGGTGTCGATCGACCAACTCGCGGAGTGGATCATGGCCAAAGGCAAGAAGAGGGGCGGCGGTGGCAAAGGGCGCGGCAAAGGCTGCTAACGGTCGCCCATCATCGTTCACAGAAGCGACAGGTAACGCCCTCTGCGAACGCATCGCGGACGGCGAATCTCTGCGCAGCATATGCGCCGAGTCAACGATGCCCAACAAAGCAACCGTGTTCCGGTGGCTAGCATCAATCGAATGCTTCCGCGACCAATACGCCCGCGCGCGGGAGACGCAAGCCGACAGTTATGCGGATGACATAGTTGGTATCGCGGATGGTGACGGCGACCCGAATGACAAACGGGTACGGATTGACGCGCGCAAGTGGATGGCCGGCAAGATGCGGCCTAAGGTGTACGGCGACAAGCTGGACATTGATGCTCGCGCAGCCGTTACCGTGATGATTCCGGCCCCTCTTGCCGACGTTTAGCTTTACCCCGAAGCAACAAGAGGCGCTAGCCCTCATCGCCGAACCCGCGAAGAATGTCATGTTGTATGGAGGCTCGCGGTCGGGCAAGACGTTTACCGCGTGCGCTGTCCTAGCGGCGCGCGCGCTCAAGGCACCAAACTCCCGACACGCGGCCTTTCGCTACCGCTTCAACGCGATTAAAGCTGCGGTCTGCCTAGACACGTGGCCCAAGATGATGGGGCTGGTATTCCCCGGGGTGTCGGCGAAGATCAACCGCGAGGATTGGTACGCCCAATTCCCGAACGGCTCGCAAGTGTGGTTTGGAGGGCTGGACGAAAAGGATCGCGTCGAGAAAATCCTGGGGATGGAATTTTCGACGATCTTTTTCAATGAGTGCAGCCAAATACCATTTGCATCACGCGAGACGGCCCTTACGCGGCTGGCGCAAAAGGTGATGGTTGAGGTGCAGGGCCGCGCGCCGCAGCCGTTGGCGCTCAAGGCTTTGTACGATGAGAATCCACCGGATAAGTCGCACTGGACGTACCGACTGTTCGAGCAAAAGGTAGAGCCCGACACCAAGAAGCCGTTGCGCAATCCCGACGACTATGCGTCGCTGGCGATGAACCCAGCGGACAACACGGACAACCTGTCCGCCGAGTACATCGCCACTTTGCAGGCCATGTCCGCGCGGATGCGGTTACGGTTTCTGGACGGCCGCTTTCGCGATGCTAACCCCTCCGCGCTGTTCCCGGACGAGAACATCGAGCGTTGGCGGCTCACCGATACGTCCGACCTGCCGGATATGGTGCGGATCGTCGTCGGCGTAGATCCGAGCGGTAGCGACGACATAGACAACGCGGACAACGACGAGATAGGGGTTGCGGTCGCGGGCCTCGGCATTGACGGCAAAGGCTATTTGCTCGAAGACGTGAGCATGAAGGGCGGCCCCGCCAAATGGGGCGATGCCGTCGCCCAAGCCTTCCGCCGCCATGACGCTGACATTGTGGTGGCCGAAGGCAACTTCGGCGGCGCGATGGTGAAGCACGTCATCAAAACGGCGCTACCACGGGCGACGGTCAAGATCGTGACGGCCAGTCGGGGAAAGCACGTCCGCGCCGAGCCGATCAGCGCGCTCGTGGAAAAGGGGGAGGTCCGCCTAGCGGGCTATTTCAGCGAATTGGAGGATGAATTGAGCGGTTTTACGACCAATGGTTACGTCGGGGATCGGTCCCCCAACCGCGCGGATGCGTTCGTGTGGGCGATGACGGAGCTGTTCCCCGGCATGGTCGAGCCGCGCGAGGATGGTGATGTAGCCTCTCGCTTCCGTCCCTCGGGGGCCATGTTTGGCTGATGACGCCGTAGTTGATCAAGAGCCGACGATCAGCGGCGAGGAACGCGATGCGGTATTGAAGCGCGCCCGCGAGCGGCTGGCGTACGTTGACGAGCGCGACGGAGACAACCTCAAGCAAGCGCAGACGGATACGGAATTCGTTTACGTCCCCGGCAAGCAATGGGACGCGGCGATCAAGCAAAAGCGCGAGAGCTGGGGCGATCCGTGCCTTGAGTTCCCGCAGCTTAAGCAGTTCGTTAACCAGGTCGTCAACGACCAGCGCCAGAACCGGCCCGGCATTCGTGTGCACGCGGCCAGTGGAGATGCTTCCAAGGAAGTCGCGGACATCATCCAGGGGATGATTCGCGGCATCGAGTACGACAGCCAAGCGGAGGCGATCTACGACTGCGGCTACCAAGGCGCGGTTGTGGGCGGCCGAGGCTATTGGCGCGTCAAGGCAGAATACGAGGCTCCCGAGAGCTTCGATCAGGCACTCAGGCTTGAGAGGTGTAATGACCCCAATATGGTCCGGTTGGACCCGGACTTTCGCGATCCTGATGGCGGGGATCGCAATTGGGGCTACGTGCTTGAGAAGGTGCCCCGCGACGAGTTCAAGGAACGCTGGCCGGATGCGGAGCCCTTGGACTTCGACGCCAAGGATTCTCGGTGGTACCCCGATGATAAGTCGGTGCTGGTGGCCGACTACTACGAACGGGTGTTGAAGCAACGCGAGCTTATCGCGCTTGCGGGCGGCCCGATCGGCTTCCGCGACGATCTAGAGCGGGTATACGCCCAAGCGGGCGGGACGATCCCGGATTCAATGATCGTCAAGCGGCGCAAGTCGGACGTGTATTCGGTCGCGTGGTACACGATTGCCGGCGGCGAGCAAATCCTAGAGACGCACCCGTGGCCGGGGACGATCATCCCCATCGTGTGCGCGATGGGCGATGAGGTCGTAGTAGACGGCAACCGCATCTATCAGGGCGTCATCACGCAAGGCAAGTCGTCCCAAGCGATGTTCAACTATGGGATGACGAATCAGGCCATTCACTTGGCCCTGACGCCGCGCGCGCCGTGGGTGGCCGCGGTGGGCCAGATCAAAGGCCTGGAAACGATCTGGAACGAGGCGAACAACCGCAACTGGTCGGTGTTGCCGTATCACCCGATCGACGTCGATGGCACGGCGTTGTCCGCGCCGCAGCGGCAACCTCCGGCATCGCCTGATGCCGGATGGTTGAATTGGACGCAGCAGATGCAGGGGCTGATGCGGTCCACGATCGGAATGTATGAAAACACGCTTGGCATCCGTGGGCAGGAGGTCAGTGGCCGGGCCATTCTTGCCCGCGAGAAGCAGGGTGACACGTCCACGTATCACTACGCGGACAACTTGGCCCGTGCGATTGCCCTGACCGGACGCATCATCGTGGAGTGCATCCCCTACTACTACGATGCGCAGCGGATCGTGCACATCATCGGCGAAGACGACGTGCGGTCCGAGACGACGATCAATGAGGAAGTGCCGGGCCAGCCCGATCCGATGACGGGTGCCATTACCGCGATCACGAAGAATGACGTGCGCAAGGGCAAGTATGCGGTGACGATGGCGGCCGGTCCTGGCTACGAGACTAAACGGCAGGAAATGGCAGAGCTCCTGATGCAACTGGTGCAGGCCGATCCGATGGTGCTACAGGCGGCCGGCGACATCATCGTCAGCGTTCAAGACATTCCAGAAGCCGACCAGATTGCCGAGCGCATCCGTGCATTGCTGCCGCCGCCGGTGCAGCAAGTCATCGCAGCCAAGGAAGCGAAGAAAGACCCGAAGTTCGCGGCGATGTTGGCGCAGATGCAGCAACAGGCCGAGCAAGCGCAACAACAAGTGCAGCAGCTACAGCAGCAGTTGATGGAGGCAACACAAGAGAATCAGCAGTTGAAGTCGGATAAGAGCGCGTCGATTGCGGCGAGCAACGCTCGCGCCCAGGTTGCGCAGGCGAGCGTCGGCGACCGCGAGCAAGAGGCTGCCGTTCGGATGCAGGAAGCCATCACCAGGCGGCTGGACGATCAGGAGAAGCGCGCGTTGGAGCGCGACAAGGTGCTAGTTGATCTGATGAAGGTGTTGGCGCCGTTCTTTATGCCGCAGCCGGCGACGATTGGCCCCGAAATGGCGATTGCGAGCGAGGCCATCGAAGGCACGCACGAGCCGGACGGCGACGAGGCGCCCGGACAGATTTAGCAGTAGCCCCGCGCGGTGGTCACCGGCCGCGCGTGTGGTTTCCGTAGGTGAACCCATGAATGCCCGCCAACCGGCAACCGTTGTCGGCGTCGGCATTCGTCCATCGAAAGGATAGGCAATGCCGACTACCATCCAGTACGTCCCCGCCGGCACGACCGGCCCGATCAACTTCGCCACGCCGCAAACCAATGTCTACGCTGGCCCCCAAGTGCTGGGCGGCACGGTGCAACTGTACTTCGGTCCGTCGCCGGTCGGCCCGTGGCAATTGTGGAGCGCGGGCACGTCGCTCGCCGGCGATTCGTACCGCCCGGCCACCAATGCCTACTACTACGTCGCAGCGGCCACGCAACAGGCCGTAGTGGTGGCTACGGACATGGGCGCAAGCAACACGCCGGCCATGGATCAGTTGGTGTCCTGCAACGCGATCTTGGCGTCGCCGAGCGCGACGGCGATCAACAAGCTCTTTTCGCTCAAGATTCCGCCGCTGTTCCTGCCGCTCAACTTCAAGCTCTTGGTGACGGGGACCATCAACATCACCAACAGCGCGACGGTGAAAACGCTGACGTGCTTGATGAACGGCATTGCGGGCACGTCGTTCTTCACGTCGCCGTCGCTGGCGTCGAACGCGGTTTACAACTTCAAAGCGACGATGTGGGGCGATGGCACCGGCCAGACGTTGTTCGGCGGCGGTGCCGGCGCGACTGGCGGTTGGGGCCTGTCCACGACGGCGCTTACGTCGCTCACGCGCGACTACATCAACAACGAAACGGAAATCGTCATCGCCGCCACCAAGGCGACGGGCACGGACACGATGGAGCTGCGCTCGCTGCTGATTCAGCTTGAGTAACGCGGCAACGTCTTTGCAGTAAACGCGATACCTCTCCGCGAAAAGAGAGAGCCAAGGGGAGCGGCCTTCTAGCGAGGGTCGCTCCTTTTGTCTTGGAGCGCCGCAATGGACGAAACCCTGGCACCCGCAGCAGCCCCTTCTGCGGAGGTAACAACCGCCGAGATTGAGCAGGCCAATCCTGCCCCCGAAGCACCGGCCTCGGAACCCCAGCAGGGAAGTGAACAGACGGACGAACAGCGGGCTTCCGAGGCCGCGCGCACGCTCAATGAGCGCAAGCGCCAAAACGCGGAAAACGCTGCGCGCCGTGTATCAGAGGATCGGGACAACTACCGGCGGCTGGCCGAAATGGCCATCCAAGCCTTGCAGCGGGGGCAACAGCAGCCCGCACCGCGGGCGCCGGAAGCGGCGCAAGCGCCGAAGCGCGATGACTTCGCCAGTTACGACGATTGGATCGAGGCCAAGGCCGTTTGGTCCGCCGAGCGTCGCGCTGATGAAATCCTCACGAAGCGGATACAGGCGGCAGCGCAGCAATGGCAGCAACAGTCGGCCGAGCAACAGCGGCAGGCGATCGACGCTGACCACTACTCGCGCGTATCGCATGCTGCTCGTGCCATGCCCGATTTTGCGGAGGTGTGCGATCGGGAGGACGTAGTTGTCCCGCCGGCCGCATCGGACGCCATCAAGCAAATGGCGGACGGTCCCGCGATTCTGTATACGATCGGCAAGCATCCAGAGATAGCGGAAACGCTGCAACGGATGCCGCCGCAAGCGCAGATGGTCTACCTCGGCCAGCTCTCGCAGTTCGTTCGCTCGAACACTTCCCGACTCTCCAATGCGGCGCCGGCTGGTAGGACCGTGGGCAGCAAACCCTCGGGCTCAACCTCATTGCCCGACGACACCGAAGCCTACATGGCCGCCGCCAACAAGAAATTCGGAAGGCGGTAAACCATGGCAAACAGTTTTCAGAACCAGGTGGCGTACACCAACGAGACGCTGCGCGTGCTCGTCAACAACATCGTTCTTGGCAAGAACGTCAACCGCGACTTTTCCAAGAAGTTTGCGAAGGGTCCGGGCAAGATCGGCGACACGTACAACATCCGGCGGCCGTACAAGACGCTGCTCAACACGGGCGCGGCTTTCTCGGCAACGGACTACACCGAAACGTCGATCCCGCTGGTCGTCAACACGCAGAAGCACGCGGACGTGTCGTTCACGTCGGCCGATCTGACGCTGAAGGACGAAGAGTACAGCGACCGCATCATCAAGCCGACCGGCATCAAGCTCGCGCAGCAAGTCGATATCGACGGCTACGTCAACGCCAAGAACACGATTGGCAATCTGTCCGGCACGCCGGGCACGGCGCCGAACAACGTGTCGTTCCTGACGGCGCTCGGCCAGCGCATGGACGATTTCTCGGTGCCGCGTGACAAGCGGTATCTGGCGATCGACCAATCGAGCAACGCGTCGCTGGTCAACGCGCTGTCCGGCTTCTTCAACAACCAGAAGCAAGTTGGCGACCAGTACACGGACGGCGTGTTTGCGGACAACCGCGCCACGCTTGGCTTCATGATGGCTATGTCGCAAAACGTGGCCCGTCATACCGTGGGGCCGCTCGGTGGTTCGCCGGTCATCAACGGCGCGTCGCAGGGCATCTCGGCCGGTTGGTCGAACACGACGAACGTCATTACCAACGGCTGGACGGCGGCGGCTGCACCCCGCCTGAATGCCGGTGACGTGGTGACGTTTGCGGGTTGCTTCGCGGTCAATCCTGTGACCCTGCAAAGCACCGGCAACCTGATGCAGTTCGTTGTGACGGCCAACGTCTCGTCGGATGCCTCGGGTAACGCGACGATCCCGGTGTCCCCGGCGATCATCACCGGCGGCCCGTTCCAGAACGTGTCCGCGTCTCCGACCAACGGCGGCGCGGTGACGCCCTCGGGTACGGCTTCGACGGCGTATTCGCGTTCGATGGCGTGGGACGAGGATGCCTTCGCGCTGGCCGTGGTGCCGCTGGAAGATTTGGCGGCGTTCGGCGGGTGGGGCGCGGTGAAGTCGTATGACGGCTTCTCGGTGCGCGTGTTCCGGCAAGCGGCCATTTCCACGGACACCGTCGGTGGTCGTGTGGATGCGCTGTACGGCTGGGCCACCCCGTACCCGGAGCAAGCCTGCCAACTCGTCGGCGCGTAATCCTCCCGCGTCGATCCTTCGCCCCGGCGGCTCGCGCTGCCGGGGTCTTTTGAAAGGGACCAATGGACAACAACCCCATTCTGTCGAACGAAATCGACTACAGCGGCGTCACCCCGACGCGCGACAACCTCGACGCCAATTGGGAACCGCCGGAACAGGTGTTCTTCGGCAAGAAAGACCCGCGCACCGGCAAGGTGGAGCGCAAGGTGCCGCCCTACGTGTACCAGGAGTTCCCGTTGATGCTCTACGGTCGCATCGAGGGCAAGGCGCGGGCCGTGGTGGTCAACGACGAAGCGGAGCGCGACGCCAAGTTGGCGGCCGGTTTCGTCCGCAACCCGTCGGAGCTCGGCATCATCACTTGCCCGACGCTCGAGCAAACGCTGGCCATGAAGCGGGCCAAGG